ACATGATCCTGTTGTGGCAATACCTCGTTGTACTGAAATAGGTGACAGCGTGTATTTCACAGTTCCCAACGGTGAATTAGCAGGAGTAGCAGGAGTACAGGAAGATGGCAGAATCTGGATGCTATGTACACCCGCTATTCATAAGTACCCACTAACTTTTGCAAGAGAAGCAAAAAGATATGTGGAAAGTAGACAAGAGAAGTTGCTTTGGAACATCGTTGATAAACGAAACAGAGTTCATATAAAACTACTCAGATTCCTGGGGTTCAAATTTTTAAGGGAATTAAAACACGGACCTAATAATTTATCCTTTATGGAGTTTTGCCGTGTGTTTAGGAGCACAAGCTAGAGCAGCTAATGCTAACGCTAAAAGACAATACCAATACGAAATCGAGCGCAGAGAACGTAATTGGATGCAAGAAATTGCAATATATAATGCGCAAAAAGTTAAATACCAAACTGACTCAGATAATATTGCAATAGCTCAATCCCAAGCATATGCTAAAAAGCAGGAGGATATGAACCTTGCAAGAGGTGCGGCTCAGTTAAAGTATGAAGGCTTATATAAACAACTATTAAAAGATAGTGAAGCATCAAACCTAATAGCATCTGGAGCTACTGGTCGTTCTGTAGATAGATTAAAAACTATGGAATATGCAGATTATGGACGACAAGTTAATGCAATAGGTAGAAAAATAATGATGGATGATATTAAGTTAGAACGTCAAACTTCTGCTGAAGTATCTAAGCTACAAGGTTTTAGAGAACAGGCATATGCAAACATCGCATTTAATCCAACACCTGACGTAGCACCACCACAACCTGTTATGCAGAATGTAGCAGCGGCAGCCTTTATGGATGCTTTGTCTATTGCTGGATCAGTAGCCACTATGGGTGGTAGTTCAGGATTTAATTGGTGGAACTAATGAGTAACAGTTATTTTAATTTTGAAGAAGCACCTGATTTTGCTTCCGCATTACGTAGAGGCTTTGATAGATTTAATCAAAGTGCAGATAGAGCTGAGGCTTTAGAAAGAGAAAACGACAGAAGAAGAGAACAGAATGCTGCAATGCCATTAGAGCTTGCTAAAGCATTAATTGATTTTGCACCTACAGCCAAAAAAATGGTTGAAGGTATAAACAAAAGAAACTTTAAATCTAATTTAGAAAAAGGTTATCAAGATGCTGATTCAGCAGCTACTAGCGAAGCTCTTAAAGATGTATTCAATACAGAAAAAAAAGGTCAGTTTTTAAAAAAAGCTGCTTTAGATAATGGAGATAATGAATCGTTGTCTATTTTTAGAGAAGATTTTACTTCAGCTAGAGATAGAGATAATTTTATTTTTGATGTTAAAAATGGTTTAACAGCAAGTTTTAATACACATTTAACCAAGTATTATCCCGATTCATTTAGTGATCCATCAGCATATCGAGCAGCTTACAAAGAATGGAAAACAGAAGTCTTATCTAATTTAAAAAAACAAGGATTTGAAAATCAAGGATATCTTAAAGCTAGATTAGACGATAAATTTGAATCTATTAGAAATACCCATCTACAAAAACAAAACCAAGAACTTACACAAAGAAATGTAGGAATAGAACAGAATCGTATTATTGGTGAGGTTGTTCGTGGATTAAATGGTGATGATCCTGTAAAAGCGTTTAACGATACTGTTGAATTTAATGCAGCGTTCTATGACGGCAATATGGCTAGAGGTTATAGATCTGCTATCAACATCGCAATGATGGCTGTTGAAAGAAATGCATTACCTATTGATAAACTTGAGAGTGTTTTATTTCAAGAAATTACTGCTAAAGGCGATAAGGCTAAATTACTTATTGATAAATTAGGTGGTGGTGCAGAGAGTGAAGTTTGGGCTCAAGGTGTATTAGAAAAACTTGAGGGATTTAGAAAAAAAGAATTTGATAAAATCCAGAATGAAAAAGTAACTTATGGAAAAAAGTTTGTACAAGAAGTAGATAAGATCGAAGCTGATACTGGCAGAATGACTAAAGTAGAATATGCCAATTATGTAAAAAACAATTGGGATATAGGTAAAGGTGGAGGTAATTTACCTGATGCTGTAAAGAATAGATTATCTAAAGAAGAAGCAGATGACATACTTCATCGTGCAGTGCTAGACGAAAAAATTGACAAAGGTATTCCAGTCACAAAAGAAGAAGTTCAAAAACTAAACAATCCTTTTGTTGAAGAGCAATACATGTCTAGAATTAAAGAAGGTAATCCAGCAGCACCTTCATCAGATTTAGTAAGTCAGGCAAAAACACAAATAGGTGGGTATGCTACCAAACATGCAAAGCAAGAAGGTGTAGCTCCTGGCAGGGAATCTACTCAATGGATTAACATTACTCAAAATGCTGAACGTGAATATCCACTTTTATACGCTAAATATATAAAGACAGCTGATAGTCCAATAGATGCACATATACAAGCATTAGAAGATATAGAGAAAAAAACATTTGCTGGTGTTTACGATAATTTAGTTGTTAATACTGATGCGAATAAAACTAGAAGTTTAAATTTAATTAAAGCTGAAGAACATATCAAAACTGTTGATCCAAATGTAATTAATACAGGTATTATTTTTGGTTCTGAGGAAGTTGTTAAAGAAGCTGCAAACTTACCTACTGGTCAAACACATTTATTTTATACACAACTTGCTGATAAAATTCCTGGCGTTAATGGAGCACAACTTCAATACAAACAAGTTGAACTTTATAACAAATTAAATGGTGCAGAAGCTCCTGTTAAATCCGATCTTTTATTGGCATATGAAAAGCTTGATTCTAAAGTTCAATTTTATCTATCACATCACTCATCTCCAGCAAAAGTAGCTAGAGCAAAGATTGAAGCATTTAAAGATGATGCGCAGATTGATTACGATGAAATTTCTTTTTTAATGCCAGAAGCACAGAAAGCTCTTGAACAAATTATTAAAGAAGACCCAACTCAATTTAGACGTGATATTACTACTGAACAGTTCATGGATCTTACACCTGAGATGCAAGAGGATATTCTTGGACCAACTCCACAATTAGGAAAACTAGAACCTCGTAAGGGTGATTGGCAGAGAACAGAGCAAGGAACATTTATAGTTTGGGACGGTAAGCAATGGAAAGAAAGAGGTGTATTTGCAACAGGTAATAAAGAACCTTTTGTAGGTGAAATAAATGAGTATCTCGATAGAGACAAAGTTAGAAGAAAATTTTAATTACTACGGTAATACATTATGAGTTCTGATTATCAGATTGATATTGATGCTCAAGCTGTTCAGGATTCTGCGCTTGAGTTCAATAAAATATATGAGGAGAATGAAAAGCTTAAAGCTCAACAAAGAGAGCAAGAGCTTTTACTTCAACAACAACAAGAACAGGCTACGGCTGAGTTTGAAGATCCACGTGACAAAGAAGGTGGAGGTGGTATAAGAGGTATTTCTAAGGAAATCAGATCTGCCATTGGTGGTGGATTGCAAGATACCGCATCCTCTTTAGTTACCTTACCTGAAAGAGCCATTGATATGTTCAGTGGTGAAATGGCAGAAGAACAGCAAACAGAAGAAGGTTATGGAGCAGAATGGGATGACTGGTTTGTAGATGATGCTAACCCTATCGAAACCAAAACATGGTGGGGTGGTGCATTAAGAAGCTTAGTCCATTTTGGTTCTATGGTTCCAGCTAGTATTGTGGCTTTAAAAGCTGCGGGATTAGGTGGTATTGCTGCTGCTACTGGAGCTGGTGGAACATTATTGAGAGGTGCTGCTATTGGTGCAACCTCTGATTTGATGTCCAAATACAGCCAAGAAGATAACGGTCTAGGTATTTTAAGAGATCGTTTTAATTTTATTGACACACCACTATCTACTAAAGAAGACGATCACCCTGCCATGAAAACATTGAAAAATGTTGTAGAAGGTATGGGTATTGGAGCTATCTTTGATGGTGTAAGTATTGTGTTAGGTAAAGGTTTAAGAAAAACTCGTGTTAAACCAAATAAACCACTACAAAATTTACCAACTTCAAAATTACAAAAAGAATTTAAACAGGAATTAAGTAAGATAACTGACCCTGATGAAATGGTTGAAGTTAGACAAGTAGAACAATTAAATAAGGATTCAATGGTTGCTTGGAGTATTTATCAAAATCAAAGGGGAGTAATGTCCTTTGATTGGGAAATAGATGGCAAGCTTGGATCTAATGTTGGAAAACTTGAAAAACAATTTGCAAACTATTTAAAGAATGATGTACCTAATGGAACAGTTATTAAGGTAAATGCATCAAATGACACTTTGTGGGGTGCTAGTAAGGCACAACTAAGACGAGGTGGAAATATACGTGAGAGGTTATATAAAAAATATGGCTTTGGGTCAAGCGGTATTATGAAGGAAGATGGTGTTGAAATGTTTGCTGTTAAGACACCTGAAGGATTAGTGCCAGCTAGTAGTCTAAAAGAAGCAGAAGAAATTCAACAAAGACTTTTACAAGGTACTGATTTTATTGAAGACGGATCAGAAGCTGCATATCAAAAAGCAGTTGCTAGAGAACAAAACGTAAATGCACAAATAGGAGAAAAAGCTGCATTACAAGCACAATCTATGAGAGGACAATATGGTGGTTATAAAAACAAACCTATTTCTGATCCTTGGCAAGCATCTCCTAACTCTACTGGTAAACCAGCTGATGTCTTTTTTCAAAAACAAAAGGTAGATACAGACTGGGGTTCTCAACATGGTTCTACTGACAGTCCATTCACACAACGTCAGATAGAAAATCTTTCTGAAAGTGCAGATATTTCTGAAAAAGAAATGGTTGATCTTCTGAAACCATTTATGTCAGATGCAAGAATCAAAGCAGAGATTGCTGGATTAAAAAACGGTAAGACATTAGCAGATAAATTTTATGACTCTATAAGAAGAGCACATGAAGTAATGCATGGTAGAGAGCGTTTAGAAGATATAAATCCAGAAATGTTTGCTGCATTTGATGCCAGAATGGATACTATACAAGGTCAAAAAGTTTGGACATCAACTGACATTCTCGCAGCGGATTTTGTTATTGGTGCATTAATGAGAAAAGCTAGAGATCATGGTATTGCTGGAAGAGAACTATTTGAAATTGCAGATTTAGCAGATGTAGATGGTCCTACTAAAGCTTTATATGACACTCTCGTTGCTGGAATAATTCAAAGAAAAAGATCTTCTTATATGGCTGGATTAAATCTTAAAAACTTTGATGTAAGAAATCCAGAAATTAAAGCACAAATGAGAGAAGCTGTTGAAGATGAAATTGTAAAAACTAAAACTGCATATCAAGTAGCTTTTAAATATGCTGGCGATAATCCAGATGATTCTTTATTCAAAGCGTATTATGAAACAGTCTCAATGAGTAATGATATTCATAACTTTGATGACTTTGATGCATGGATTAAAAGAAAGCTAAAAGGTGGTGAACTAGACGGTAAAACTAGAACTGGTGTTCTTATAAAAGAACTTCAAGGTGTAATGGTTAACAGTGTTCTTAGTGGACCTAAAACAGCTGCTAGAGCAATTATGGGTACTGGTTCAGCTACGTTCCTTAGACCTTTCTCCCAAATCATAGGCGCAACTATGAGAGGAGATAAGGCTACACAAAGAGCTTCATTGGCTGCTATGAGTGGCATGATTGAATCTATACCTGAAGCTTGGAAGGTGTTTTCTACTAAATTAAATGCTTACTGGTCAGGAGATATTTCTACTATAAAAACTAGATTTCAACAGCGAGCACGTGGTGATGAACAATGGGCTATGCTTGGAGACTGGATAGAAAATAGTGGTAGAGCAGATGCTGGAGATCAAGGTGCATATTATTTAGCAAACATGGCTAGATCTTTAAATGATAATAAGTTTCTTACTTATTCCACAAAGATCATGGCTGCGACTGATGACACTTTTGGATATATATTGGCTAGATCTAGAGCTAAAGAAAAGGCTATGCGCCTTGCTATGGATCAATTTAGCGAAGGAAATATTACTGAGATAACTCCAGACTTATTAAAAAATGCACAAGATAGATTCTATTCACAAATAACAGATGTAGATGGAAACATAACAGAAAAGGCAACTCTTTTTGCTAAACAGGAAGCTACATTAACAACAGATTTAACAGGGTTTTCAGCTGCATTAAATAATGCTTTTGAAGCAATGCCTTGGGCTAAACCTTTCTTTTTGTTTGCAAGAACTGGAGTTAACGGGTTAGCTTTAACTGCTAAACATACTCCTGTATTTAATTTATTTGTTAAAGAATGGAATGACATAGCTTTTGCAAACCCTAATAATTTAAAAGGTCTACAAAAGTATGGAATAGAAACAGTAGAAGATTTAGCTAATGCTAAAGCTTTACAGGCTGGAAGACTTGCTATAGGTTCATCAGTTATCTCAATGGCTGCTATGCATTTTATGAATGGTAATCTTACTGGTAATGGACCAGCTGACAGACAGAAAAGACAGTTTTGGATTAACTCAGGATATAAACCAAGAACAATAACTATAGGTGGAGTACAGGTAAGTTACGATTCATTTGAACCATTCAACCTATTACTTTCTACTGTTGCAGATATTGGTGATTACAACCAATTGATGGGTGAAGAGTGGACAAAAGATCAATATCAGAAATTAGGTTTAGTTGTAGCACAAGCTGTTTCCAGTAAATCTTACTTAGCTGGTATTCAACAGTTTGTTGAACTATTTAGTGGACAACCTGGAAGTTGGGAAAAGATTATTGCTGGATTAGCTAATAACCAAATACCTCTTTCTTCATTAAGAAATGAAATAGGTAAAGTAATTAACCCTGCAATGAAAGAACTTAACAGTGGTATTACTGACGCTATTAGAAATAGAAACTTAATGACTGAAGGTTTAGATCCAGACGGTGGTCTATCTACTAAATACGACATGTTAAATGGTCAACCAATAAGAGACTGGGATTTTCCTACTCGTATGTTTAATATGTTTAGTCCTTTCTATATAAACCTAGATCAGGGTGAAGGTAGAAAACTTTTATTTAATAGTGGTTATGACATGAGTTTGTCTGTATTCTCATCACCTGATGGAATTAGTCTTAAAGATTCTCCACGTCTTAGATCTAAATTTATGAAAGCTATTGGAGATCAAAACCTTGAAGCTAAATTTAATAAACTTGCTAAAAATCCAAAGATTATAAATTCAATAAATCAAATGCAAGCTGATTTACGAGCTGGCAGAAAAGAGATAGATCCTAGAAAAGCATACGTACATACAAAAATTATTCATACATTATTTATGGATGCTAGACGTAAGGCATGGGCTCAAGTACAAAATGATCCTGAAGCTTTACAGCTATATCAAGAAGATAAGCGTATAAATATGCAGAATGTTCAAACTTTGAATTTAACTCAAGATTTTAAAGATCAGGACAAGATTAATAACGCCCAGAATTTATTACTACCGTACAGATAAATGGCACAAAAAATACATACAACCACAACTGGCGATGTTTCAGGTAATACTCTTGGTTATACATTTGACTTTCCTTCTTTAGCTCAAGACGATATCAGAGTTAGTGTCGCTGGTGTCTTAAAAACATTAACTTCTGACTATACAATTGGTCAGTGGTCAGCAACAGGTAGTACTTCAAACTTTATTCAATTTGTTAACAGTACTAAAAGAGGTACTGGTAATGTACGAATATTTAGAGAAACACCTAAAACAGCACCTGAAGCTAGTTTTACAAGTGGTTCAGCTATTAAGGCTGATGATTTAAACAATAATCAAAAACAAGCAATATATGTAGCTGAAGAGTTTGAAGATGACATGACAAACTTGGCAGCTAACGATACATCAGGATTTTCTATTAATGGATCTAATATTGCTGATAACTCTATAACAAGTACTAAGATTGCTGGATTAAACGTAGAAGAAAGTGATATAGCTAATGATGCGGTTACTGCTAATAAATTAAAATCAAGTACTTCAACAGATAGTGTTAGGGCTGTTACAACCAATCATATACGTGATGGTGCAGTGACTGATGCAAAGATTGCTGGTGTGGCTGGATCAAAAGTGACTCCAGATTTTGGTAGTCAGACTATAACTACAACTGGACACACAAATATAGGTTCATTAACTGTAGGTAGTACTAGCCCAGTAATTGTATTAAATGACAGTAATCATAGTCCTGATTACAGACTAAATGTTGAAACTGGAAAATTTAAGATTCAAGATACATTTAATAGCAATGCAGATAGATTAGTAATTTCAGAAACAAATACTAGAATAACTAATAATCTTGATGCTGAAGCTGGATTAGACGTAACCGGTACTTGTACAGCTACAACCTTTAGTGGATCTGGAGCTTCTCTTACAAACCTACCTTCAAGTGCTTTATCAGGTGCTTTACCCGCTATAGATGGATCAGCATTATTAGGAATAACTTCGTCTATAAAAAGAGTTAAAGTAGTCAGTAATGCAAATGAAGTAAATTTTGGAAACACTTCAGCATATAATGACCACCTTACTATAACTTTTGGTGATGTTGCTAGTACTTCTAAGTTTTTAGTATTAGCTATTTATCAAATTAAAAACGAAAATGATAGTAGTAGTAGCAGGACCTATGCAAAAATAGATAATACCGGTGGTAGTTTTCTAATTAATCGCGAAAATTCAACTAATTTAAATGTCTATGTACAATTTAATCATTGGGAATTTGATACTGCTAGTAATACAACCAATAGAACATATACATTAAAAGTAAAATCCAGCAGTAGTCATAGTTCAAGTAACCCATTCGTACAAAACGCTTTACTTCTAGGAATAGAATTTACACCCTCTTAATAAATAAACAAAACATACAATGGCATACAAAACATTTGACGGAACATCACAGGTGTTTTCCGTTAGCAATTCCTTTACAAGTCCTACACAAGTAATTGAAGGACTATCTATACCAGAGCACGATCATGTTGCACTGGCATATACCGGAGCAGATAATGCGGGTTCCGAAGACCCTAATACCATTACTTACAAAATGGGTGGAAGTAGTGGTACAACAGTTGCAACTTTAACACTTACATATGCAGCAGTTGGACGAATAGCAACAATAACAAGAGCATAAATTATGGGACTTAAATTTAATCCTTTAACGGGAAATCTTGAAACAAAACCCCTTGTTAGTCACCTTTACCATCAGGGTACTGAAAAGGTTTTTGCAACATCTGCTGGATTTAGAACTACTGGAGAAGGTGAGTTTGATGGTGGTATTAGATTAACTGATACAAGAAGAATAAAGTTTGGAGATAATGCAGACTTTGAAATTTATCACAACGGAACCAACAATTATCTTGACAGCAGTAATGGTCATATATATCTTAGACTCAAAGATACAGGTGGCAATCAAGAAAATGCTATTAAATGCACACAGAATGGAAATGTAGAAATTTCATTTGATGGAACTAAAAAACTTGAAACTCTAGGCGGGGGAGTTGATGTAACTGGTTATTTAGATACAAGTGATGGTGGTACTTTTACAGCTAGTGGTGCTTATGGAATATCAATCCATAATACTAATAATCCATCAATGGGTCACTTGTTTATCTATGGTGATAATGGATTAATTCGTTTCCGTAATAATTCTAATACTTATACAGCAAGAATAGGATATAACGAAGGCAGTAATAGCCTGTTCTTACATAATCAAGAAGCTGGAACAGATTTAGGTATAATTGCAGATGGAGCTAAACTTGGTGATAACAAGAAATTTATTGCTGGAAATGACAGTGATTTATCCATTTATCATACGGGAACTGACAGCAGGATGATTAATGCTGGCTCTGACTTGTTGATGTATACAACAGGAAGTCATCAAGTTAAAATTCAATCTAATAGTCTAGACTCTGTTGTATGTGTTCCTAATGAATCTACCAAACTATATTTTGATGGTCAAGAAAAATTAAAAACGAGAGGCGATGGTGCTCAAGTCTATGGAACTTTAACGGCATCTGGTCTTACTTCTGCTGGTGGTTTAACAACAGAAGGTGGATATATCAATCTTCAAGGTAGCGAGACCAGAAAAATACTATTACAAGGTGTAGATGGAAACTTTATTCAGTATCGTAATGCTTCTGGAGTATTTGCTGCAAATTTAACATCAGTTGGAAATGGTGATACTTTCAGAATACAGAATGAAAAAAGCGGTGGAAATATATTTTTGGATTCTACTAGATTAGAAATTAATGCTTCTCAGATAGACTTTAATAACTTACCTACATCTGACCCTGCTGTATCAGGAAGACTATGGAATGACTCAGGTACGGTAAAAATAAGTGCAGGCTAATTAACAAAAATACAATTTAAAACAAAGATTATGACAACAACTATTAAATGGGAAGTTAACACAATGGAGCGTGACATCTCTGATGGCTATGTAAGCAAAGTTATCTACCGTGTAAAAGGAATAGATGACTCTGAAGAAAAATCAAGAGAAACTGGAGAAGTAAACTTTACTAAACCTAGTTCTCTACCTTCTGATTTTGTAGCTTATGACAAACTAACAGAAGCAATAGTTCTTGGATGGGTAACAACTACACTGGGCACTGATAAAGTATCAAGTATTGAAACAAAGATAAAGGCAGACATTGCTTTAATTAATACACCTGTTACAGCAGTTGGCAAACCTTGGAGTTAGGTGAAGCAATCCACCTTCCTACTTTAGCTTTACCACCCGCCCAACAATATCCAACACCAGCTTTAGATCTACCTACAGCAGATATTCCATCCTACAAACCTTTAGTTGTACCTCCTAGTGATTTACGTAAACCTAAAGAGACTAAATCTAAAACAAAAGAAAAAACTGAACAACCGCCACCTACTCCAAAAATTGATATACCTTACTTTAACTTTGAAGTACCACTTCCTACAACAGAGGTGGTTATGGCTGCAACCTATGCAGCTGTAAGTGCTGTTGCAGTAACAACTTTTGCACAACCTTTTTTTAATACGATTAAGAAAAAACTACAGAAATTAATACAAGGAAAAGTAGATAAATGGAAACAAAACCGCCAGAAAAAAAAGGATTCCTTACCAAATTAAAAGAAAACGTAGATGACCATGAAGAACAGATGGCAATACTTGGTGCTGCCGTGCGTTTGGGTGTTGTCATATGGAGCGGATTTATTATCACTCTTAATTATGTTGAGTTACCAATGGTAAAAAAATCCAACACATCTGCCGATATCACTTTCGTAGCCTCAATTTTTACGGGGGCACTAGCCACTTTTGGATTGTCTACGGGCAATGGTAAGAAGAATGGAAACGGAAACGGAACAAACACAACTAAACCAAAAACATGAAGAAATGGATTCTTCTCTTAGCTCTGC